TGTTTCCGCAGAATCGTTAAAGGCTAATATAAACTTACCCGCATTAGACGTACCGCTAAACTTCTGGTAGATTCTTTGCTCTATTAGGCTTCTTTCTTCTTCGTTAGGTACTCCGTTGTTAAAGTTAATCAACATAGAAGGTGCTAAGCCGTTCATTATGTTGTTTAGGTGGAAGTTTGATACCTCTTCTTCTATCTCTGCGTACTGTATACCACCTTGATAGTCTACGGGACTGTAATAATAAAACCCCGCTCTATATGGCTTTACAAATAGTATCTCTATTGCTTCTCTTGAATAACCAAACGCAGGTATTCTTTTTAGTTCGTCCCCTTTACGGTACTTATCCCAATTAGGATGATAATAATACGCCTCTACATCTCCTTTAGCGTTACACTTTTCCGCTCTTAGCGTTTCTACAGGATAGTGTTCTACACTTGTAATCTTACTTCTGTCTTTAGAGTAGATAACCTGCATAGCACAACCGCCCATAAGTTTTAAATCGTAAACTAACTTACGTACACAATCTTTAGAAAATAAAGACTTCATCTGTGCGTATTCGTTAGGTCTTCTATTAGAATCGGTAGCATCTAAACCTTGTCCGTATATCATCTCGGAAATACCGTTTATGATAGCGTTGTTTGTAGGGCTTCCGTTGTATCGGTCTATTAGGTATTGGTAGTAGTTGTTGTCCGCTCCGTATTCTACAAAGTTTTGGTTTCTCTTTTCTACTATTTCGGGAGAAGTATAAGTAGCTAAATTAACTACCCGTAAATCGTTGGTGTACTTTGTGGGTTTGTGTTGTCTACTCATAATATTATATACTCGTTATCATAACTTGTTTCTTGTACGTATTGATTTGTATTAACCGAGTAGTCAGAACTGTCTGTACAAAATATCTTACCCTTATAAATCACATCTGCGCCATCTAAAAGCGTTAGATTATAAAAATTACCTTCTGTAAGAGAAAATGCGTTAGAGAAGACTAAATAGCCTTTATTTTTAGTTGCAGCTACACTTGTGTATGTGTCGGTGTCGTTAGTAGATTCGTTTCGTACTTTTACCGTAATACTTGAAGGGTAACTTCTTGGAATTACCTTTACTTCTTGTGCGCTTGTACTCGTGGTTAAAACCTTCATACTTATATAACGAAATAAAATTGGGATTTTGTAGTTTTAAGCAAAAAAAAGGGTAACATTTCTGCTACCCCTTCTCTATAAGTGTTAAAAATTATGATGCTGCCGTTACACTTGGTGTAAGTTGTGTCGCACCAGAGTCTACCGTTACCGCAGTTGTTAAGGCAATCGGTGGTTCTTTTTCTAATGCTTCAAAAGTTAAAGTAAACCCAGAGTAATCTCCTAAGTTAGCACCCGTTGCTAGAGTACCACCTATTAAATCACATCCGTGTTCTGCACCTACTAACCATTGTTGCCCGTTATAGTCTTCTACGACAATATTAGGTTTATTAGCAGCTAGTAGTTTGATTTCGTCAGACGTAGCACTATCCAATAAAGGAAGTTGCACGTTTACCGTTTGGGTGTAAAAGATAGAGTTGTTTTCTCTTGAACCGTTGATAGCAGTCTCTAAAGAAGATGCACCTTTAAGGTCAAACTGATACCAATCAGCCGTACCCGCAGTAACGGTAGTCATCGTACCATCATACTCCGCAAAGTAAATCGTCTTTAGTCCTCCTACGGTCTTGTTACAAGGTAACTCTCTACCGTTTAAGGTTAATGTACAAGCCATATTTATAAGTATTAAAAAAAGGGATAGGGTACACCCCTACCCCCTTTATATGTTAAAAAATAATTTATGATGCAGATGCAGTTCTGTGGATTACATCAGATGCAACTCCTACTTGAACTCCCGCAGTAAATCTAGAGATTACTCTTACGTTTTGAGAACCGTCTAAGTCTGCCATATCAAGTAACTTAACTTCGTTGTGATCAGATAATAAACCTGTTCCAAAGAATAAGTTAGACTTCTGTCCTGCAAAGGCTCTGTTTCCAGACATACCTGTACATCTCTGTAATGGAATACCATCAAAAGTAAGTTGAGACTCCATTTGGTAGAATGTAGTTCCTTTGTTGTCTACTCCGTTTGCTCCTACGTTAGTTGCAAATCCTCCTAATGCTCTTACATACGCTTGGTATACGTTGTTAGGTACGTAAATCATTAAGTCCTCTTTTCCGTATACCGCAGAAGGGATAGCATCTACCATACCTCCTAAGAAGTCAATTACGTTAGAAGAATCTACAGTAGTAGAACCAATGTTGATTCCGCTTGATGTTACTAAAGTTTCAAATCCGTCAAACAATGCAGTAGCAGCAGTTGCTCCATCATCGTCTCCTTGCCAGATGTTCTTCTCTACTGATTCTGCAATTTTACCCGCTACGTGAGCCAAGATAAAGTCTGCAAAAGTAGGAGGAAGGTTATCAAAAGCAGAGTAACCCATACCAACTGCTTCCCAATCAGAACGGAAATCTTTCTTACAAAGTTCAAGGTTTACCTGTAACTCTTTTGGTGTAAGAATAGACTCTGTTAAAGATAGTCTGTCATCCCCCGAAGAAATAGCAGAGAAGTCGCAAGACCCATCTCTTACAATGTTGTTGTCATCTAGTACTTTAAGTACTTCTTGATACTTAACGTTTGGCTTGATTGTAATCGCACCGTCATTAAGCGTTTTTCCTGATAGGAGAGCAGCAGCAATATATTCCCCTGCAAATTCTCCTGCATACGTAGTAGTGATACTTTCTACACTAGCCGTAAAGTTGTGTTTCTGAATATTCATTATGAAAATAGTTTACTAAAAATTAAATCTGTTGTTGTTCCTTTTTTGTTATGTGATAGTTTTCTAAACTTTTGTACGATTTGTTCCTCTGGGTTGTGTTTTAGAGGTTCGGTAGCAGGTTCTTGTGCGGATAATTCCTCTTTAACCTCTTCTGCCATTTCTTCCTCTTTTTTACCTAAGTCTTGAATCATAGCTTTAATTTCGTCAATCGCTTGTCCGAACTCCTCACGAGTTACATAAGCCATCTCTTCTTCAGCAGCCTCTACCTCTTCGGTTTCAGTAGCCTTAATTTCCTTAATGATACCTTCTTCTTCTACCATAAGCACTCGTCCGTCCTCTAATGTGTATTCGCCTACAGGGAGAGCAATCTTTTCCTCCTCTGTAACAATGAATACTTCATTATTGGCTTCAAACGCTTCGGCTTCCAAAACAGTACCATTATCTAGTGTCATTTGTGCGAGTTCTACCTTTTCGGCATCCTCCACTCCCAATAGGGTTCTAATTTGATTTAACATATCTAACGGTTTCATATTTAAATTTTAAAATTTCTTATTTTATTATCTCGGTTCAAACATATCTCCCAATAGTACAATACTTCTTCTTGTGCCTCACGAAATTTTTGTGCCATTCCTGTTTTATGAAAATCTACTCCAATTTCTTTAGCCGTTTGTTCTCTTTTTTTATAAAGAGCATCTATTTCATCTGACCACTTCTTTAATTTATTTCTTGCTCTTTCTTGTATACCTGCTGCTTCAATAAGTTTTTGATAAGAATCATTACGAGCATCATTAGATATTTTTTGCGCTCCCATATATGCTGAATCTATTATATTTTTTGCTAATTCAACCTTATTGTTTCGCTCTTTAGCTATATTAGATACTCTATTAAATAGTTGTTTGTTCATAGTTTTGTGTGTTTCTTAATAATATTTATTTAGTTTATCATTAAGTTTATTGGCTAGACTTAAATAATCAGATAACCCTTTTAAAGCATTTTCAAGCAACCCATATTCTTTGGAAGAAGAAGTAGGTGCTTCTAGTTCTTTTAAAATAGACTCTAGTTCTTGCATTTCTTTTTTGATTAATCTTTCGCCTTGAGACAATTCTCCAATACTAGATTTTAATTCTCTACCCTCAATAATCATCTCATCAAACATCTTCTCAAATCGTTCTATTTTAGAATTAACTTTATCTTGTATTTTTTCTGACTTACTCATTATAGAATTTGCTTCAGAAATTATTTTTTGAGAACGTCCTAACTCTACTTTTTCCTTAATCTTGGCTACCTTGTTAAAGGCAATTTTTTCTGTGTTCATATATTATGCTTTTTTCTGGATTATAAACCACTCTGTACCATCAGACCATATCGCTATACCTTCATACGCTTTATTTATCTCATACGCTCCTGTGCCATCTAATGTATCTCCACTTGCGGGTGTAAGGTCTACTCTTGTGTTAGTATCAAAAGTATTGTCTGTGATAAATCTTATCTTTCTGTTTGTGCTTGATGCAGCCGTAGGAAGTGTGTAAGTAGCCGTACCATTCGCACCACTCCAACTTAAATGAACAATATGTGCATCTGGGTAATCTGCTAAATCTACATTTACACTTGCTTGTGCCGTTATGTTAGTAGCTATTAA